TAAAAAAATCATAGATGTCCTGACTCGTATATTCAGGAACACCAAGCCTTTCTAGAGAGCCCTCTGTGTGGGTGCCAAGCCTGTTAGCAAACTCAAGATAGTTAAGGATATCTTGCTCGTTTGAGACATCCCACCGCGATTGTCTGGCGGAAATGTCTGGTTCGTAAAAAGGATTAGCAGGAGCAAACGGGCCTGAGCCGCCAGCCAATCCTTGCGCAGCCGCCGTGTCGCGTTGTCCAGTGTGCTCTGGTCCCCACCCCCTGTATGGGATGTAGCCCTGATCTAGCCATTGCTGAAACGTTTCTTGGCTTGTTGGCATCTTCGTGTCCCTTCTTACTAAAACAAATCAGCAAAGGCATCGCTGAAAGACGGCCTTCCAGCGGCGTCCCAGGATCTATACCCAGCCAAGGAAGAGCCAGCAACGTCACCAAACATGCCACCAAGCTCACCAGCAAGGCGCTTCTTCATCTGAATCTCAGCCGCAAGTCGGTCGATCTCGGCCTGTTCTCTTGCTAGCTCAGCCGCTTCTACGCGCCTATCTCGACTAAGCCTAGAAAGCTCATCGCGCATCGTGTCTCTATACGCGATTTGATTTGAGCGCGCCTGCATAGGAGCTAGCCCAGAGAGGATGTCTGCGAATCTGAATGAGGCCATTTGCTGAGACTACCTGTAAAAAAGAAAAACGCTCATTGATGAGCCAGATCCAAGCTGCTGCGAAACACCCACATCGTTTGTAAATGCCGGATCTACAACCGAAATCATGGTCAGACGCACACGAGCAGAGTAGATGCCGCCCTTTTGAACATTCCGAACCGTCCAAACGTTGTGCCCAGAAGCTTGAATCATGTCTACTTGTGCGCCACCCAGGGCACTCGTCATCGTCCTAAAGCTATCACCAAAGCTATAGCCAGGGACAATTGTGCCACTTGGATCCTGAAGCTCTAAGAATGCCTGCGTTCTCGTGTTGTGCCAAAGATATGCTGCGTCGCGTGAGATGCTTGCGTTAAAGCTCCTGTCTATAGCAACAGATGCCATTATCAGCGCAAAGCAGTCCTCTTTCGGAACAAAGGTGATTGACGCTCCCGCAGGCTGCTCTTCGTTGCTCTTACCGCCCCACGGATAATGGCTAGCCGCGTTATACACCTTGGACGTAAAATTCTCTGGACCGGTAACGACTGGGTCTGTGCGTACTACCTCAAGGGTAGATGATGGCTGCATCGAGATTGCGCCGATGCCCCTCCCGTTAGCCTGTATATTCTCACCAAAGGGTTGCCCGTAAGAGCCTATAGTTGAGTTGAGCGCATCTCTAACCCTTGAAAGGGTCTGGTCCAATGGGTCCGCGTCAAGCGGATCTCCGTTGTTTAGACCAGCCGAAATGGTGAAGTTCGACATTAGGTCCTCACCGTCACAACAGTCATGTTGTAGTACGCGTCGACATCAGCAGGCGGAGCTAACAACCCAACGCGGCAATTGTAGGAGGAAGCTTCTATGTCAAGATGGATGTGGTGCTCGTTGTCAACTGGCTCAAAGCCAGCGCATAGCTGAACAATCCAACTGTCGCGCCCCCGGAAAGCAAGGGCAGCGTTTGTTTCGGTTGCTCCCTGGATGATTGTTTGGGCAAGAACTGCGCCTGGTGCCGGAACCGGGGTTCCATCAACCCTGATCTGATAAACGCCCCTTGTGTCGGTGAAGGTGCCTTCCAGCATGTGAGGGATGGAGGCGATAACAAAGACAAAGCTAACATCACGGCAGTCAATCGTGACACCAGACGGGACACCGCCTACCGCTGGAAGCAGGATTATATTTGAGCCTATTGGTACGTATGCCCCCCCAGACTGGATGATCTCAAAATTATCCTGAAACTCAATAACGTCTTTCCACGCTAGGCCCGCTACATGCGGGGAGTGAGTAACAATGTGCCTAGTAAAGACCGACCCTGGCTCTATGTTTTCGTCTTTAATGCCGGCAAGGGCATCTTGGATTTCTGCAAGGTTTCCGCTGATAGTGTTATCAACTATAAGCTCGCCAACCTCTGGCAGGTTTCTGTTGAATGGTGCTTCGCTCATCGAATAAATCCAACAACAATATGGACAGGGTGAGAGATCTCTGACTGACCGTCGCCACGATTCTTTCTAATGGTTAGAACCGAATCGTATTCCCCAGGACTAAGGATCCTAGTTGCACAAAAGAATAGCGGAGCATAGAAAACTGGCTGGGGGTATGTTGGGGGGTTCGTCCACTGACCAACAGACTGAGTGGAAAGCGGCAGCAGGACATCTCCGTTCAGTCGAACGGACATGCTCACCGTAAGCGGCTCTTCCTGTGGAGTAGACATTAAGCCCCGTGCGGTAGCCTGACCAAGGAATAGATACGGCGCAGTGTGATAGACCGTAAAGCTGTGCTTCATTAGTCGCTGATCTGTCCAAACCTGACTCTCAGATATGTCGGTACCAGGCAAACCCCACGTTGAAAAATGGTACCTAGTTATTGACCCTGAGTTTTCGCGACCGTTAGCAAGGAGGGAGTCGGACGTTGGCGCAAAGGCAGACCTCCTGGCAATCCCGGTGTGTACCTCTGTGACACCACCAGGCAGCGTCTCAAAACCGCCGTCTCCTATGTTGTTTTGGTCTATAGAAAGGACGTGCTTTTGAAGCCTGCCAAGCTCTTGCTTGACAGACCGAGCGTCCGCAATAAGTCGATTCTGTGGTTTAACTTTTTTAACGTAATGCACAGCTACGATTCCTGACCTTCTATGTATATAACTGCCCGAAGAACCTCTAATCGAGAGTTAATGTCTTTGATCTGCGGCGCACCAAGCATGCGAAGAGCCTTGTTTGTCGCAAGAAGCGGGTGCCTTTTAAAGGTTGCCACTCCTACGCCAACATCAAGGCTGTCAATGGCGCGCTGAAGACGGTTCTGAAGGTCCCGTATCATGGGGTATCCAGCAGCCAAGATTCATACGTTGGCTGCTCGTATCCCACGTCTGTGCCCTCCGCCCTTATCCCGTGGTCGGTGTAAAACAAGACAAAGCCAACTATCTTCCAGTTGTCTATCTCTCGCCCAGCGCGTGGGTACTTATTGGTCATCTCTGGTGTACCAAAGCGGAACTTAATAGACTTTGCCGTAAGGCCCTCGCTCTCATCTACGCTAATGCGAAGGTCCTGTACCGGGTCAGAAGAGCCAGGAACGACTGGAAACGGCCTCCCAGATGGGTCGTGCTGCGTTCCAGAGCTAAGGCTAATTTTAACAGACCTAAGGCGCTCCTCGCCCCATGTCGTCGGAATCTTCGGCTCAAAATCAAGACCAGGGTAAACGTCGCCCCAATTCCGAACTGACGAGCTAACCGCTCCTACCGTTTCGATAGCATTCTCAGCCGTCCCTCCCCACGTAACGGCAGACGGATCCATCATTGGCACACTAGCGGACCCGATCTCCTTGGTTTCCCAATCAGTAAACCAGGCTAAGTCGATCTCGTAGTCTCCTGTCTGAACATAGAAAACGTCCAACCTGTAGAACGTTTTGTCAGATTCCGGGTTCTTCCCAGTTAGCCACCGAGTTTCAAAAAACGAGTGTATAGGCTCGGCTGGCGCAAACCCCTCTCTCTCTCCAACAGTGCTTTGGCAGTCCCACATTCCAAGGTCTGTAAGCCTAAACCATACAGACTCCGGTACTCCTGGGTGTACGTAGTCCGCAGAAGCTGTGTACTGGTGAAGAAAAAACGGACCATAGTGGTCTCTTGAAAAGGCGACCAGTGTCTCGCCCTTGTAGCTCATAGCGTCAAAGACAGACACGCTCGACTTAGATATAGCCCCAGTATCTACGTGAACAGACCAAACCTCGTTGTTCTCTCTGAGCCTTCCCTCCTTAACCTCGCCAATGCCAGGGTACGAGGGAACCGGTCCATGGCCGAACTCGTCATGAGTTACATCGTTTCTTGTTGGCGTAGAAGAGCGAACACTAAAACAAACTCGACGCTCTTTTGGCTCAGAGAAGGCAACGACATCTACTAGGAACGCAGGTGGAAGGTCGCCTACAAGATTGCTTAGCTCTGAGGAAAGCGGACGAGGGGCAGCCCCGTCAAACGAGAACACTCCGTTCTCTGAAAAGAAGAACACGCGACCTTCAAAGTTAACAACAGCACGGCTTCCTACCGCACCGATTGTCTGACTAACCGGCGTGATTATCGGCTCTCCGCTCTTGCTAATTGTAACCATGTGTATGCTTCTGTTCGTGAACACAAGGCCATAGTCTGAAGCAACGCACATTGCCGTTATGTAATCAGATCCGTCTTCTGTTGTTACCTGCACAACGTTTCTTGGCTGAGGAACGCTCTCTTTCATGCCATTGCCACGCGAGTAGTAGAGCGCGTTTGGCGCCGATTTGTTTCCAGCGTAGAAGGTAATCCCCCGAAGAAACATGGCGAATTTAACTGTTGGCGGGGGAAGGTTGTAGCCGGTAGGAGAGAGCGCAACAGGTGACTCGTAGGTTATCGAGCTACCGTCATTGTAGAGATCGGAAAGGCCACCAGGGAGATCAGCGAGTAGGTAGTAAGTGACACCACTCGCTCCAGCCCTATAAAGACGCCTTCCAATAATGTCTGGCTGTGGCGGAGCTTGGCCCAATCCAGACACCCGAACCCAAAACGCGACATCAACACCAACCGCTGGAGTAACGCTTAAGTCGGTAAATAGCTCAGATGGCGCGCTTGCCTCTGATTCAGAGCCCTGGTTGTTTACCCAAGTGAGCCTGTATCTATACTCGTTACTAATGTCGTCACTGGTCTTAATTATTGCACTCCCTGAGTAAGCCTCCGCTAATACTCCGTTTCCTGGGGTTACCCCAAACGGGACCGTGCTACCAAGCTCTCCTGTGTTCCACGAAGGCGTTTCAGGCGCACTTGGAGCAGATAGAATCCCAAGTGGGGACAGGATATGGCCGTCCCACTTAAGGTTCCTATCAACTCCATTAAGTATTAAGACAGCACCGCCAACCTGAAGGAACTGCGTGCCCTCTGAGGGCCTCTTCGCCACTCTCCTGCCAACGGCTAAAAGTTCAACGTTGTTGCCGCGAAGAACAGCAAGCATCCCGCCAAACTCAAGCAGGATCTCTACTGCACCATTCAGGTTGAACGAGCCGATAGACATGAGTGGGTACCGATAGCCATACTCATCGTCGTAAAACGGAGAGGCGCCCGTATGGGACATCTCTTCTCCGGTCTTTGGGTCTATGGTTACCGTGCTTGACCTTGCCCACTTGAGAAGGGGCTGGATGCCGCCAATCTTTGCGACCTCACCGGCAAGAGTAAAAACAACTCCAGTGTTGTCTGTAGAGGAGCCGTCCTTCTGCCAAACCCTGGTGTCAAGGCCAGCAATCTGAAGCAGTTCTACTTCCTCAACCTTGCCCTTGGCTTTTGTCACTAGAACCCACCAAGTCCACCAGAGCCATAATCAGGAACAGAGCCATACCAAGCATTTGGCTTACCGCGAATACCGCGAGAGTTGCGAGATATGAGCGCCCTCTGCTGGAAGTTAAGTCGATCCTGCATGATCATTCTCTGGATGCCAGCTTCGTACCGCTGCTGAACATGACCAGCCCGACCCTGCTCGTCGTTTGCCGACAGCATAAGAAGCTCTGCCCCATCCAACAATACGTTTGTATAGGTGGCTTCAAACTGTGGCCTGTCGTTGTCTGAACTGAGAGCGCGAGCCTCCATCTGATAAAGGATGTAAAGCTCATTCCCGCCAGTTCCTTCGTGCGCCCCCTCTATCTTAGCCTGACTGTTTCCGATGTTTGGAATTGGATAAAGACTCAAAAACATCGACGAGGCGCTATCTGGCCCCCTCTCCCGGAGCATGTCGTCTGACTGCAAGTCGTAAGCTCGACCTCCTCCGGCCACCCACGGCGGGGCCAACGACGATCCATTAAGGGCTTCCTCAAACTGCCAACTTCTGACTAGATATGGGGTTGTGCCGCCAGCCTTGCTTCTATAAATGCGGATAACGTAGTTCTTGCGCGCTGCTATGTCTGGGAGAAACACAGCGTTTTGTGATGGCGCAAGCGTGACAGTCTCTGGTTCGCTTAGCGCAGACTCAGCGCCGGAAAGCCAACAGTAGTTCGTATACCAGTATGTATAAGTTGCACCACCCTCCAAATTTCCTGAGGCATGAAGAGCAGTGGTATAGCCCTCAAGACCAAAGGCAACCGTTGGGACGGGACCAGCGGAGCCGTTTGTCTGGGCGAAATCGCGTATCCGCTTCGCCGGCTTCGGGATTGGCTCCTTCTCCACCACCGAATACTGGGTTGGAAGCCCAAGGGTGTCCTTGTTCCTGTACGCCATCGAAGCAGGCTGAATAGCGTTAAGCGCGAGCGGCGAGCTACTCCCAGAAAACAAAACAGTCTGAACAACCGACTGAGCGCCAACAGGAAGCGCAACCTCATGGAACAAAAACGTTATCTCGCCGTAATAGGGGGCATCTGGAAACATACGACCCTGATACGGTCGATCTAACCATCCAAACCAGCCCGACAGCGACTCTTCGGGATCCGCAGGACTCATGTACTGAAGTTCGTAGAAATCACCGTCTATAATCACCCGCTTACCTACGCCGCATATTGGTGGCATAGCTAGTTGCGCAGGATCAACGGAACCGTCGTCAAAGGAGACGACCCGCTCCCCAGGCTGTGCAGCGAAGTTTACCGTAGCTGCTGTGCCAGTAAGCGTGACAGGCGCATACATATTCGCCGTGTACTCACGACGAAGCCAGCCCCACTTACGCCTAGAGCAGATGTCTAGGTAGGACTGGTTGATCTTGCGATTGAGCTTCGCGTCTGAGAGCGAGTAATCCTCACGCCGCTCTTTGAGGGCCGTCCTGAGTTCGGATAGATCCACAGAAGACCCCCAGAGAGCGAGTGGGTTTTAGATTAAGCCTTACGCCGATAGCGGATGATAACCGAGCCAGTTGGCGAGGCCCCCGCACTCCCGTCGTTATCAAACCAAACGACAAGAAGGTCGTTGACGGCAACAGTCTGGTGCTGGTCGATAGTGATCGCCTGCGGAGTCAATGCGGCAACGCTTCCAGTCGCAACAGCCGCACTATTAAGCGCAGCGGCGTCTGTCTCATTATAAATCGACACATCCCAGTCAGCGTTTGCAGCGGCAGTCGTGTCAAACACCAGCGTAGCCGACTCAACATAGATATCAGCGTCTGTGGGAGCCAAGGCAACAAGCTTGTGGTCCCCACCGTGGGTGAGCGCCCCAAACCTAACAGCAACATCCTCAACAATCGAATAGCCATAGGGAGCGTATTCCTTCGCTACCCGGCTAACGTGTGTGGCAACAGCCATCTTCAATTCTCCTAGCTGTGTAAAGCGAGGGGCCGAAGCCCCCCGCTACACACGTTAGTTTTTAGGGGAGGCCGTTCCACCACACACGGGTTCGCTCACGAACCCCCGTAGTCGGATTAGCGGTCGTCCTTGCGGTAAGAATCACCGCATGAGCGCGGGCCATCTGCTGCAAACCAGCAGCAGCAGCCGTGGTTCCAACCGCAGCAGAGGCAGCGATTGTGCATCGGGTTCCAGCACCGCCAGCGTTGGTGACGCTGGAGACCTGATCTTGCGCGTAAACAAGTCCTGGGCCTGTCGCTCCAACATCAAGGGAGATATCCGTAACACCAAGGATACGAACAATCATAGCCTCGCCGTTGGGGATCTCTAGGCCAGGGGGTGCCTGCACAACGCCCATCGGCGCGTACTGACCAAGCGTAGCCGCAGCAACATCAGGAATGACAGCATTAAAGCCATCCGGGTTATCCGCGTTCAAAAGGGCAACCTGAACAACGTCTCCGCGTTCAACAGGAAACCCCGTTGTGTTCTCAACACCGATGTCCAGCGTAAGAGCCGAACCACCAAACATGAATCCAGACATTTGTTTGTCCTTCCCTTAGCTTAAAAAGTGGGAGCCGCACCACCGAAGTCAGTGCATCCCTGCCGTTGCATGGAGGATGTCACGAACATCGAGGTGAAGTACGTGTGGGCAATAATGACATCGCTGTTAGGCGGCGTCATGAACTCGGTCTGGCGGAAATCGTCAGACTGAAGGATTGCAAGCTGAAGACCAATTCCGGTGCCCTTGGACTGAACCAGCGGGTTCTTTCCGGGGACATCGAAGTATTCCGGCTTCAGGTTGAAGTCGTTGACTCCGCGCTTTCCAGAGGTCGTCAGGAAATAGCACTGGCCTGAGTTATTAAGCTCTTCGGACGGAACAACAGGCGTTCCGTTGAACAGCAAGTTCTCAAAGCCCTGGTTCCACAAGGCAACGTCGCGCTCTTCCTGATTCGGAGCAACGAGTCGCTTGAAGAAGCGGTAGACAATCGGGTCCACGAGGATGATGTCCGGGTGGGTGCCCTTAAGGGAACAGTCCATGTAGACCTCTTCCCAGACATCGAGACCATTCGTGCCGAAAGCGGTCATTAGGCCGTACTGGTTCGTCCAGTTGGCATAGCCGCCAGTCGTAACGTTCTTATTGATTCCGCCAACAGTCTGAACCTGCGGAGTGGCCGCCGTTCCAGGCAGGAACTCAATCATCGACTGCAAGCCGTTAAGCTCAAGAGGCGTGGTTGAGGTAGCAGACTCAGCACCACCGTTAGCGTACATCTGGCGAGCGAGGTCGTTGATCATGCTGATCTTGGAAATCGCAAGCTTCGCCTGAAGCAGGTTCACGATCTGGTACTTGCCACGATTCTGAGCAAGCTCGGTGTTGTCGATAACCATCGACGCACGGTTCTTGTACCAAGTCGGGAAACGGGCCTTGTCGGGGCCATCTTCCGGCGTGGTCGAGAAGGTCGCGTAGGTACCAATGGCACCAACGTTCTGCGACTCGGTCAGGACGACAGGAACGCGGCACTCAGTACCGCCCTCGTAGACTACGGAGCCTTGGCGATACATATGCCAAAGGAGTGGGTTGGCTTGGACAATTTCCATCGCCACCGTGGACCGCTCGGCAGCGGCGGTGGTCGAGTAAACCCTGTCAAAGGGGATAGTCGCTGTAACAGCAGGCATTTTACTTCCTTAAAGACTAGAAGCCGTCGGTAGGCACTCCAGCTTCCTTAAGGGCGCGGGTCGCAGCTTCAAGCATACTTTCTGGCTTACGCTTGATTGTCGAACCACTTCTTGCAGAGACTGGTGCAGCTTGGCGCTTCTTTTGTTGTTTGTTCTTTGTCGCCGCTACACTCAACTCCGCACGAGCAACGCGGGAGGCAAGCCTAATGGCAGCAGACGGATTGACTGACGCAAGCTCGCTAAGCTCTTGGTCCGAATCAATAATTTGACCGGTGAGCGGCGCGAGCCTTTGGTGGTCGAGCTTGGGGTTTTCGCCAGCAAATTGCTTATAAGCGGAAACAACACGCTCTCTCTGGGCAACAGGTTGCATCTCCTGGCTAAGACGTTCCACGCCAGAGTCCTTAAGCGCCTTTCCGACCTCCTTCTGAACGTAATACGCAATTACATCCTCAGGCTTG